TCTTTACCTTTTTCGTCTGTTTCAGTAACAGTCGTGTAAAAGCCAGCTTTCTTAGCTGCTGTGATCCAAGTTGCTTCACTTGACCATTTAAAGAAAGGACCGGGAACCGGAGCTGGTGCTTCGAGTTCCTCTTCCTTTTTAGCTTCTTCCTTTTTAGCTTCTTCTGCCATAGTTATGAGTTAGTTATGTTTATTAGTGATTGGTTTGGTATAGCTTTATTCCAAATAGTTAGTCGATCTAATGTTCCGATATATTTATTAGCTCCATCGTGATAACCACTTATCTTAATTGCATTTGCATCAGAAAGATTAAAGTCTAATGACGAAGCACTATAGGTAGTAGTATAAACAGTATTACCATTTAAAGATCCATTTAAAGATGTTAACGAAGCATTGTAAGCAACTTTAGCTTCTTTATTTGCTTGGACAGTTCCAAGAGTGACTGAGTTACTAGCATTATTTGCAACTACACTAGGGGTTATAGTATCGTTATATCCAACGAACACTCCAGTAGAACCATACGCTCCTACGCTAGGATTGCTTGAAGTATTTTGCCTAATATTAAATAATCTATTATTAGTATTAATTAGGGAATTATGATTACTAAATACAGAAAACCCACTACTACTTAATACCGCTTCCTGATCTCCACCTTTACGATCCAACACTGTTGTAGCTGTTGATGTGTAGGTGTCGGCTGCTCTGGTTACTGTTCCATTTGTGTCATTATAGATAACAGAACTTGCATAACTTCCTTCTTCAAGTTGAGCACCCCAAGCTAGAACGTCTACCGCAGTACCATCAGAAGTATGATTATCTATTCCAACATAAGTAGTACCACTAGTTGCTGTAAAAGTATGAGTATATCTAGTCCATTCACTCTGTGCTGTATGGTTAGTTTGTTCAAGTAATCCAGCACTAGAATTGACGATAACTTTAAAAGTAGAATTTGTGTTTCCGTTCTTCTTTACATAAATAGAAAAAGTATAAACTTGCCCATTGGTTAAAACAACACCCCTTTTTAAATATTTACTAGCTCCAGTTCCTATTTGTATTCTAGGAGCAGTTTGAGTTCCATCTGGTGCTATTCCATAATTATCAGTTCTAGTAAAGTTAGTAATCCATCCAGAAGTGAAATATGTACTATATTTAATTAAGTTAGTCGCAGCAGGTTCAAGATATAAACCAGTAGGAACTAATGTCTCAGGATCATGGCTGTAGCGTGGTCCGCCAGTGGCTATGCCTGTTGTTTTAACATAGTCAGTTGCAGTTAATCCATCTTCAAACTGTGCACCCCACATATAAAAGCCAACAGTATTAGTTGCAGTTTTTATTGTACTTGGAGTCCCACTACCATTATTTACTCCAAGATTTAAAGGTTCACTAACACTAGATAAAAACCCTGTAGAATTGTCAAAGGTTACTCTCTGCCAGTCAGCAGTTAATGTAACTTTACTCCAGTTTTTAGATCCTTGTGTATCATTAGCCCAGTAAGTTAATTCTTTACCAACATCAGAAGAAGTTTCTGCTTTTATATATACACTAGCAGTCATATTAGTTTGTCCACCTGTTGTTGCGTTAGCTTGTATCCAAGTTTGACCACCAGTCACACTTGTACTTGTTGGACCACCAGTAATATTACATTTATAACTTCCAGCTTCTCCAGTTGGATTTATATGAGTTGTGTTAGTAACGGTAATTTGACCACCACCATATTCTCTTTCTGTCCACTGTGAAATGTCTTCACTATATGTTAAAAAGTTTTTATTAGCCGTCTTAATCAAACCATTACTATCAACATACGTTGCGTTACCTAGTCGGCTGGTGAATGTTTCTGTTGATGGGATGTAGTTTGTTAAATAATCATATTCAAGTTGAATACCATATATTTCAACTCCATCTACTCCATTACCTGTGACATCTGTAGAAGTTGCAGATTCAGAAACATGTATGAAAGCATAGTTTGTAGCAACATTATTAGTTACTGAACATCTATACCATCCATTTCCAACATCTTCCATTGAAGCAGATTCTGGGGTTCCTAATGTTTGAGTACCATCCTTAAAACCTGCTGACATGGTTCCGTTACTTAAATTAAAACATGTTCCATGTTCAGTATGTCGAACATGTATAAAGTTAAAACCAGCAGCTTTTGCATAAAAACTAATTGTTTTTCGATTTGTTCCCGGAGGAGCATACCCTTGAATACCTAACCTTGTAATAGAATTATTAGTTCCATTAGGAATTATTTTTGTTGAATCATATTTAGCACTTGGAGATAGACCATAATAAGGAATATAGTCTAAATAATAAAAACCTCCCGTTCCGTTTATAGTATTACCTGTTTGTAAATTACTATAAGTTGTTAGGTTAGTCCTATAAGTACCAAAGTTATCACCACTTATTGATACGATATCGGCTGATCTGGTAAGACTAGATGTTGTTGTATTAATAATATCTGAGGTAGGAAAAGAACCTACTTCCATTTGTACGTTCCAAATAGCTATTTTAACTGTGTTTGCTGTAAGGTTTAATCTATTATCCAGTAAGAATCTATTGAAGGTAGGACTATTGCCATCTCTAGTTCCAGTTACAGAAAATCTTTGCCATTTAGTAGTAACTTTAAGTTTTGCCGAAGTATTTGAAGAATTTGAAGAACCAGAGCCATAGACTATATCATTAGGAAGAACATTCCCTGCTGGGTTTCTTAAACCTATTTCGCACTCGGTTTCAGCTTTTAGCCAAATACTAGTAGTTAAAACAGTTCCTGATGAAGTGTTTACATTTCTATCTTGATAAATAAAATTAGTTAAATTATACCAAGGTATAGTTGATCCATCTGGTGCTGTAGTGGTTGAACCTTCAGCAGAAAAATCGCTTTTTACATAATCACTTCCACTAAAATCAATAGATTTTCGTATATCATTTGTCCTAGCTTCTTCAATCAACAAACCTCTTGGTTCAAAGGTTTCTGTAAGATTAGCTGTTGAGGTATATACGTCTGCTGCTCTGGTTGTATCATTTCCATTAGAAATAATAACTGAGGTTGGATAAGGATTTCTTTCCCATTGAATACCCCAGATATAAATACCACTTACTCCATCAGGAGCTACTGAATGAGAAGGATTCATAGGAGGATTAGTAGGCAAATTATCATTTTCATAGAAAACCAGACTAGCCCAACCAGTTCCAGCAGTTAACCTAGTATTACTAATTCGATACCAACCATTTGGATAAACTTCTATGATTGGATTATGAACGTGACTTACACCACTATTAGTCCCAACATAAGTACCATTTACTAAATCAAAAAGTGCTATTCCACCTTGATTTGCTCCACCACCATGACCATTCCGTATAGCAACATATCTCCAACCATTGTATTTAACAAAACAAGAGAAGGTAGAACCAGCAGTAGTTTGGTAATGTGGCTGTTGAAACCAATGTGATTTATTAGCACCTACATCATTTCTAGGTACTACTAATGCTGCTGTCTGTGTTCCATCTGGAGCTATAGCTGCATTTGGTGTAATAGTATTGTTGTAATTGTATCCAGCAGTAATATTGCTTGTATATGGAGCTGTTTGGTTTACATTTAAGTTTGAATCATGCCAATAGTTGGTAGTAGCCGGTTCCAAATACAAACCTGTTGGTGTTAATGTTTCTGGGTCGTGGCTGTATCTAGCTTCTGATCCAGCTGTTCCTGTTGTTTTTACAAGATCAGTTACACTATATTTCTCTAGCTGTACACCCCAGATATATATTTTAGAAGATCCACCAGCTCCTAAAGATGTATTTGTAGTTGTTACATCCATTAATCGGTATGAAGAATATTGAGCTGCAAAAGTTTGTACAACACTAAATCTTTGCCATTCATCGGTAACAGTTACATCTGTCCCATTTCTATCATTAACATCTATGTTTACAGTTGCAGTACCTTGGTCAGTTCTCATATAAATAGAACCAGCATACATAGAACCATCACCACCAGAACCACCACCAACTCTATGGGCACCAGAACCACCATGATGATTTATCCAATTTATAGTTTCAACTACACCTTCAGGATTAGCTATTGTATCTGAACCAGCTAAACTACTTAATACTTTATGATCAGAAGCATAGTTAAATGCTGCCGTCTTAACCAACCCATCACTATCAACATATGTCGCATTACTTGCACGGCTTGTAAATGTGTCAATGCTTGGAGCGTAGGTGCTTGTGCCATTGCCTTCTTCAGCTTGTGGACCCCAAGCATAAATAAATTTATTTTCACCTTGATAACTAGATTCATGTACTCCTAAGTACATTGTGTACGCACCAGTAACTGTTGAAGTATTGGTAGTAAAACTGCACCTATACCAACCATTTCCTGCATCGTCTATCACAGCATCTGTAGCATTATTAGCTGTGTATGAAACAGTACCATTTGCTAGGTTATAAATTACTAAACCTATATATCCTCCACTACCTGTATAAAGTTTTAAAGTTGCTTTATCTCTAGTACCAGCTTTAAAAAATGCACTTACTCTATATTTTTTTCCACTTACTCCATTAAAAGCAGCCGCTAATTGGTGAAAATAAGTATCAGTATTTTCTACAATTTTAACTGCATTATATTTACCGTCAGGTGATAAAGCTGCATAAGGTTCAACATGTATATCTGTTAAAGACCAATCAAAGTTTAAAAATGTAGTGTTATCTTTTAAGTTCCCAGTTTCAACACGCTCATGGGTGAATCGTGGTGCTCCACCAAATTGAGTAGTATTTGTAATTACTTCTCTTGGGTTAACATCATCTGATTTTTCAATTAATAAACCCCATAGTTGTACTTTAGTTGGACTACCTGTTGTAGTGTAGCCAAGAGTAAAATCACCAAATCTATAAGCTGGTGAAGATACTGCTCCTTGTCCTACAGTTGAACAGCTAAACCTTTGCCATTGGTCTGTAATAGTTATACTTTTAGTATCACGGTCATTAACATCTATACTTGCATTAATAGTTCCTTGATCAGTTCTTGCATAAAACGAAAAATTTATATGTGAACCATCATTTCCAGATTGAGCTCCATTTCTACACAAAGCACCTTGTTTAGCAGAAATATCTAAATAACCCGCAGCAGTTTCGTTTCCTAAAGGACCTATCACAGGATAGTCAATACCACTACGAGAACTTATATATCTATGGTCAGGATGAATATTTGTTCTTGACTGTTTAATTAACCCTTCACTATCTATATATGTACCTGTACTTGCTCTCGTATGATCTACTAAATATTCTCCAGTTATCTTATCTCTTAAACTACTTGTGCCAGCAAAATCTAGGTCTAAGGACGGGCGAGATCCAGCCTTGTCATATAGAAGATCACCAAAACCTCTAGTTTGACTGACTGCACTCGCCCTTGAAGCAGTCGTTTTCATTAAATAAGCTCCGTGAGTTCTAAAGTTCCATTTACTGTGCCATCTCTGATGACGGCTATGTTTGCTCCTTTAGGAACAGCAAAGTCTAATCTTTCACCATTAGCGATAAAAGGACTTGTATTACCATTAGCAGTTTGGGTTCCTGTTCCAATGCTAAATCTTATGTCAGCTCCAACTGCTCTCATTGAGATACGTTGAACTGTTGTTGTCAGTGCAGTATTACTAGATGCAGAACCAGCAGTTAGTTGCCTAGCTGTTGAAGGTACACCTAATATTTCTACCTGAGCATTTTCGTACTTACTTGGGTATGCCATTGTTTTTTTGTTATTTAAAAGTTATTAAGTTTTCATTATGAAAGCGAGTGCATAATACGGTGGTCTGTTTTCGTGACTATTTCCTGAACCTTTATTGCCTGTGTTTCCACTAATACTGATAGTTACAGTACTGCTATTTACCAGTCCACTTCTATTTACAGTCCCACTAGCAAACGCTGTACTAAGTATTGCTCGTGTACTACTATCATCGTCTTGTCCAGTTTTAATGCTATGACCATGTGAGTCAGATCCACTACCACTGAAAGTATGATTATGACTTGGCATCTGACTTTCAGTTAAGGTAACTGAATTAGCACCACCTGTATTACCTGAAGAATAAGTAGAACCAGTTCCAACAATAAATCTATCTCTTAAATCAGGAGTACCATTTTGTCCATCGCATAAAGCCCAACCACTAGGAGCGGTACTTCCTGTGAACATCAGAATCATACCTGTGACAAACGGAGTAGGAACTTGAGCTAAGGTTATGTAATTAGTGTCGTTAGTAAAGGTTGAAAGGTTTGCTCCAATATTAGCTTTACCAGCGATAGTCGTATTGATTGAGTTAGCTAATTTATCAGTTGTAACGGCATCATTAGCTAAGTCATTTGTCCCAACTTCTAAATCTAAAATTTTACTAGTCGTTATAGAGTTGTCAGCTATATTAGATCCACTAATTTGTATTGCACCACTAGCATCACCCGCAGCCAAACTATTAATAGACTCTCTATTCTCTTCAGCTAAAAATAAAGATTGTTTATTACTATCATTTAAGTCACTAGCTTTAATCGAAGATCCAACCTGAAATGTATGTTCAAGATTATCACCATCAGTTTGTCTAAAAATTCTTACGTTGTTTGTTCCTGAAGCAGTATTAGCATTAAATTCTACTGAACCTCCAGTAGTGGAATTATAAGAATTAAAAAAATAGGCAGAACTTGATTGAACTTGATTATTAACGCTGACTTTTATATGTTCTATTTTTATTGAGGGAAAGGTAAAGGAAAATGGACCAGTACCTCCACCATCGTGTCTGTTTTCTGCCATTGTTATTTAGGTATGTTGATTAATCTTTGAATTGATTCTCTACTTGCTTTAATGTTTCTTATTTCTCTTTCTCTATCTTCTTGGATAAGTGCTTGTGCCCTTGGATCTTTTTTAACCTTTGCCCAAGCTCTTTTCTTAGCTCTATCAAATAACTTGGCAATCTTTTTGTTGTGTACATAATCTCTTGGCTCATTATCTCTTTGACCAGTTTTTCTGTGATAATTCATTAAAGCGATTGATCTACCTATACCTTCATCTGCTGCCATTTTATCTAGTTGAACAAGTAACCTTTGATCTCCTATAGCTTTTTGGAATAATGATCTAAGTATTGGAGAGTCAGTTAAGTTTGTCCCATCAGGTGCATAGTAAGTTGAAGTTCTTAGGTCATAACCACTATTAAATAAAAGCTCTCTACCGGGAGAGTAATCCATGTTCATATTTACTGGTGATATAGCATTAAACATACGAGTTATAAAGTCGTAATCTTTAATAGGTTCTCCAGTCAACATGTCATATTTAATTGGTAACTCATTAGCAGCTAAAGCTTCAGTTATTAAGTTTCTATTTCTTATAGAACTTTGAATATCAGAACCTAATTCTCTTGTATAAGGTGTAAATATTTTTCCTAGCTCGTTTCTTAATGAACTTAAAGGAATTGTGTTATTAGCTAATCCAGAAGCAATCCTATTTAATTGTCCGGGTTGTCCAGCAAATAAGTCTACAAACTGAGTAAGACCAGCTAAATAAGATTTACTTGTAATACCTTGAGCTATAACTACAGCTAATTTTTGTAGGTTATCTTCTGCCCACTCTTCACCCATTAATTCTTGATGATCTCCAATATCTCCAATAATTGAAAGTATTTGGTTAAATGGTTCAAAAGCATCGTAACTAACCCAAGCATCTCCTATCTTGATAGTTCTTGGTCTCCAGCCAGCATCTATCCATGTTTGTCTTTTTGTTCTGTCAGCAGGACCATTACCATGTAATCCTCCAGATAAGAACTTTTGACCAGCCATAAATATCACAGCAGATCCCATAGCTAATCTTCCATACTGAATAGCTTTAGCATTAGCTAAATCTTCAGCAGTTTTAATTCCATACTTACCTACAGCTTCTAAGTTATCTGGTCTAGCAAAGTTAATGTCATTCCATTCTTTGACTAAGAAGTTAAATCCGGGAGTATGTTTAGCTGTTAGGTTTAAACCGTTAACACCTGTTTTTGCAAACAAGAAGAATGGTTTAGCCCATGGTGTTGCTTCAAATACTTTATTTAAACCTTCTGCAAATCCATTTAGTTCTTGTGTAAGTGTAGCTTCTGCTTTTGCATTCTTAATGTAGTCATCAGTTAGATTACCATCAGCATCAAATACTTTATCTACTAAGCTATTTTCAGCTTTAGCTATAGCTTCAGGAGAAACATCTTTATAGTTGCCATCACCTAATTCACCCATAACTTGTCTAAAAGCTTTAGACCTTAATCTTCCTCTACCAAGTATGTATCCAAAAGCATCGTCAGTAGCTGCCATTACTTTTGTGGAGTAAGTAAGGAACCTGTTGTCGTTCATGCTTCTAGCCATATTAGCCATGAAGAATGAAGCCTTATCTGCTTGAGTACCTTTATTTTCAATAAGGTATTTCATTGCATCCCAATTTTCATCAGAAGCTGTACGCTCAGCAAATCTAGTTTTTATATTTGTAAGATCTCCTGTCCAATACGCATTTAGATTTCTTTTAAATAATTCAAAACTTTCTGGAATAGCTTGTACCATTCCATTAACATCTGCTAAAGCTTCTCTAAATACCTGACCATTTCCTGTTATTGCCGCACCAAGTGCTTGAGACATTGGTCTCATAAATGTTGCACTAGATGTACCCATAATTGCTCGAACTGGTGTTTTAGGTCCAGACAATACGCTGTTAACCATAACCATTTGCAATTCTTTTATAAGCAATCCAGTTCTCTTGGATCCATTTAATTCACCACCACGTAACTTTGCACGTAGGAATGCCATTAAATCATCAACATTCTGAACATCGTCAGCCATGGAGATATAGTGTCTGATACCAGTAAGAAGTTCGTCGTTTCCTTCGCCAGCCAATTTAGTTGCTAGTTGTAGAGCTTTGATATCTTCCATAGCTGCTTTATCAACAGCTTCTAGTAATTTCTTTTTAGTTCCTACACCACCAGCTTTTAGTTTTTGTAGATCTTGACCAGCAATCATTCTACTCATTCTGGTCATCTTAGTAACAGCTATTAACTGTTCAACTAAATTATTTGCTGGACCACCTCTACCATTTACATCAACAATTTGTTCTAACTCACGACTCATAATACCTGTATCTCTTAGTCTTCTAAGAAGATCACCAGTAACTAAATCTAAAGCTTTTACAAATCCCTGATCTACATACTCAACTGAACCACCTTTTAAATTTCTAGGTTGCATTGCACCTACAGTTTTATATAGTGGCGCCATAAACTCTTCGACTGTTAAGTCAGTAAGTTCCCTTCCTCGTACCATTTGGTCGAAGAGAAGTATGTTTTCGTTGTAGTAATCGCCAGCAGATCTCCCAGCAGATCTATAAGCAGCAATATCAGCTTTTATTTTTGGACTGTTTTCTATAGCTTTCGCATATTCTTCAACCTGTTTCCAACCTAAGTTAGAAGATTCAACAACATTAGCTATACCAGTTTTTGTAAGTAAACCACCAAGAGATCCTTTATTAGCACCCCACTCAGTTTTCATTATCTGCTGAGTTTCTAAAACATCATCAAGATTTTCTACAGAAGTAGCATTACCTTCATGTTGTGCTTTTGGTTCGTTTTTATAAGGGCTATATTCAGCAGCACTATCGTCAACTTGTTTTCTTAATTCAGCTAGTCTTTCTACTAACTCTTCTTTATCTTCTCCTTCAGGAGACCATCTATTATATTTTTTACGTTCAACTTCAAATTTGTTTTCAGCTATATCACGATCTAATTGAGCTCTTGCCATAGCTTTCTTAGAAGCATTTCCCTGACGTATTCTTACCTGTTCAATAGCATCATCTAATTCAGCCTTGGCTGTATCAAATGCTTCTTGATTAGGATTAGCTCCTAGTTTCTTTTCAATACTTGCTATCTCAGCTCTTACTTTTTGTGAACCTGCTAGATCAGCTTTACCTTGTTCAATTTCCTGTATAGATCTACTTTTTTGGAAAGCTTCAGATACACTACCTTTTGCTCCTTTAAGTCCTACTTTCATTCCTTCAAGTACAGAGTCAGATATAACACCTAACCCCATTCCTTCTACAACATTTTTAAATGTTTTAACCATAGGATGGTCGTGTTTTTCCGTAGCCAGTGGACCACCTACACCGGGAAAATGTTCGTTAAGAACTCCAAGAGCATTGTCGTCTTGTGAGTAACGAGATAATAAATCAACTTTGGCACCTTTAAGTGCTTGTCTACCAAGAGTTTGTGCTAATGGTTTAGCAGCTAACTTAGGTACAATCTTTGATGTTGTTGCACCTATTTTCCCTGCTACACCAAATCCGGGAACAGGTACGGCAGCTAAAGTACCAAAGTGGGTAAGTCCTCTAATGAGACCGCCCCACCATGTTTTAGTTTCTATTGGGTTTGAGTCATCAACAAAGAAGTCATCCCATTCAGGTTTGTAGCCTTCTTTAGTTTTTGATTCTCTTGCCATCTCACCTGTAGCAAAATCAATAACTCTTTCAGGTAAGGTAATTAAAGAAGAAGCAGTGTCTTGAAGTCCACCTCCAACAGCAGAAAATGCTTCTTTGACGTATTCGCCAGCACCCCAGTTTTCTTTATTTCTAGAGTCGTCTATTTCTGCATTGCGTTGGTTTAAATCAGCTTGTTTTTGATTAGCTTCATTAACTCGTTGTGCTTCTGTTTGTTGTCTGTATTCAATAAGCTGCTGTTGGTCTTTTGCTATCTGTGCAGCTTGTTCATCAGATACAGTATTTTGTGATTGATAATCTAATGATTCTAATTCGTCCATTGGGTACCGTAGTAATTAATAAACCTACGGTCTGATGCTGCCTCGGCTAGACACCCACACGTAAGTTTGCTTTTTTTTTCCAAGATGGAATGTATTCTTCGTTTTCTTTATTTTCTTCGTCTTCCATTACTTTCTTTGCAACTTCAATACTTGTAGGTGTTGCTTTAATTAATAGGCGTCTAACACTTGGAGGTATATTTTCTAGTTTCTTTTCATCAACAGTTGGAGCTTTAAATCCATACAGTTGTGCTTGAGCTGAAGCTAAGACTTTAGGATAAATATCAGATTTAAAAGCTATGTGGTTGTAGTAAGAAGGTACAGGACCTTTACCACCACCTTCTGCCCAAACTTGTAACTCCTCTAATTCAGCTTCAGGTACGTCAAGTTTTATAACTCTCCAATTCCCAGTAGCTGGTTTAATTTGTTCAAATGCTTTTCCTAATGCTTTTTGTCTGTCAAAATCATCTTCAGTATATTTTCTTTGACTGTTCTTTCTTCTCCAATCATCATTATCTAAAAGTCTTAACATCGCGTCTTGACCTTGTTTTAAAGCTGTAGAAGGATCTCCTTGTAAACTTAAAGACAAATTATATTCTTGTATAAATGACTGCTCAGCATTTTCGTATAATGTATCAAAGTCAAGAGTAGTTGCCTTTCCTTCTCCAAGTTCTAGCTCTAATGCGTTAGCAACTCTATCTCTAATAAACTTTTGATTTTTTTGTCCTAATTGTGATACTGAAGAAATCGGTTCATTACCATTAGGTCGTACTAAATTTCTATCTCTGTAACTATTTTGAAGTGTAGGGCTTGCGCCTTCTAAATCTTTTTCAACTATAAATCCACCATTAGCAGCTCTTTTACTTTCTAAGACTTGTTTCATAGCATCATCATCTTTGTACCCATAGACAATGTTGTAACCTTCTTCAGGTATTGCCATGTCAGGGTATGTAGTTCTGAGATACCTTACGAAACCAGCTCTAGTTTCAACAGTTGGGTTTTGTACTTTTTTAAACTCTTCAATATCTGCAAGCATTGCATCTTTCTCTAAGCCTTCAAGACGTTTTCTGAATGTTCTATTAGCCGTCATTAAACGAGTTTCAAGATCATTCCATTCTTTAAAAACGGTCATGTCTTCATCTTTTCTCGTACCTCTATGAGGGATAGCATGCTGAACAGTAGCTAAAGCTTCTGTTAAAGATATGTCTCCATTCTCTACAGCATCAACTAATGTATCTGCTAAAGCTAAACGAGTCATACCAACATTACCGTTGTATTTAAACTTATTAGTCTCTACATAATGTTCTACAGCAGCTCTGCCATTTTCAGGATTAGATCTAATATCTTCTACTAAATTTAATCGCTCATTTAATTCCTTTTGTTCTTTAGCTTTAGCATCAAATTCCTCTGCTCTTGTTGCTCTATCAGCATTATCAACTCTATCTATTTCTTCTTTGACTGTTGCCTGTAGAAGTATTGGATTAACTCCAGCAAATCTTTTTACAAATTCAAATTTAATCTTTGCATCAATAGCATCGGCTTCAGCTTCGTTCTGTGGAGGACGAACAAATCCATCCTCTTCTGAACCATAACCAACCTTAATGTCACCACTACCATCGTTAATAGTAATACTGGCAGAACTTCTAGCTGTTCTTTTGTATTGGTGATAATCTTTACCTTCTCGTTGTAGAAGAGTTTTATAAAAAGAATACTGTTCCCAGCCTGACATTTTACGTACTTCTTCACCAAGAGTAAATCTACCGGTTTCATTCTCAATGTCAGTACCAATTTTAGCTAGTTGAATATCCTGTCTTTTCATATCCTCTTCTTCATTTTGAAGTCTTTGGATATCTTCGTAATTATAATCAGAAGTAAGAGCAGCCATAGCTCCTCTTGCTTCATCTTCTTCTCTTTGTTTCTTTGCTTTTTCTTCAGCAAAGCTTTTAATAGATTTCGATAACGAACCTAGTTCATCAAACAGTTTTTTATTATCGTTAATTCTGTTTCTATCGTTTTCTCTTAACGCATCAAAATACTCTTGTTCTGATCTTTCTATTTTATTGTTTAGAGCTTGTTGCTCTGGAACTACGTCAACCTGTTCTACTGGGTCAAACGTACCACCTTGAAAATTATATGAGTTAGTCATTATACTAAGTAGTCTTTATTAACAGTTGGTGCTTTAGCACTTAACATATCACTACCAGCACTTAAACCAGCACTTGCTAAACCAAGGAATAATTGAGCACCTACATTCTGCATTACTGGTGGTGGTGGTGGAATATCAGGTACAGGAGAAATAGCAACTTGTCCAAATAACTCATTTTGTCTTGACCTTAATTGTCTCTTAACTCTTTCATTTGATTCGTTATATCTATAAAGAGATTGTGTTAATGCTCTAGCTCTAGCTGCATTTGCTAAACCTAATCTTGCAATATTACCTGATATTGCTCTGTTAATACTTCGACCTCTTACTCCTCTTTCAGCAGCTTCAGCTTTTAACAAGCCTTCAGCTTGAAGCATGGATTTAAAATCTTCTGAATGGTCAAGCATAGCCTGACTACGTATATTGTTTAAATTTATTTGGGACTGCGTATAAGCTCTTTGAGCTGCAATATTAGCTTCATCAAGATTGCTTTGATATTGTACTTGTTTAGTTTGATAGAGAGATCTATCACGCATCCACCTGTTTTCTCTGATTTTGAGTTTATACTCATAATCTCTTTTTCTAGCTGCATTTTGAGAACTAGCTGCTTGAGCACCACCTATGGCACTTATTGCACTAGAACCAAAACTAAGAGCTCCTACTGGATCGCACACGGCAAAATTCTATAAAGGATAAATTGTTTGGTCCATGGTTTAATCTCCTAAGAAATTTAAAACCTAAAAACCTAAGTAACTTGATATGGACTTTGTTTCTTTCGTCAACAATGTTCCACAGTAACTTTTCTGTTCTTGCATTCACATACCGTCTTGCTTCTCTAGCAAAGGTATGAGGATAGTCGTAGATAGCTGGGGTGCAAAGCATCCAGATTTGTCCACCTTTGTGGACTCCTGCCATGCCTGCTATCTCGCCATTTGGCACTTCAAAATAAACTGAGTCGCAGTTATGAAACCCTACGACCAGTGCGTTTAAAGGGTCATGTCCATGACCTTCTGTAACCTCCCGATAATCATCGGGTAATAAATTAGAAGCCACTCGAAGAGCAGCTTCCAATGTTGCTGGGTGAATGTATTTAGACACGCTCGTAATTATTGTTTGTGTAAACTCCTTCCCATGTCATGTTGTGTATTGTGGCAGGAGTTGGGTGTGTAGATTTAATAGTTAATTGTGCGTTTATATTTCTGTCGTATATAGGTACTGTTCTTAAATTATCGTCATTAACAATTCCTGCTGTATTAGCTATGTAAGCATCAGCAGCAGCTATTTCAAACGTCTCAGTATAATCAACTCTACCTATTCTTTTTAGAGTAGTTTCATATACACCTATTGGACCAAATCCAAACTTGACTCTGTGAAGAATAGTATGTGCTCTTGTGTCTGCTCTGAATGCTTCACCTTCTCTTCTTACGTAGTAGATAGTAGGTATAGCAACTTCCATCGTATATAGATAACCAATCATAAAAGTTTGACTAGACCAGTCACCCGCAATTTTTAAAGTGTTTCCATCTCTTGTTATTAATGAATACCTACCTAGCTGAGCACCACTGTCAATATCAAAAGCTGCTAATTGATTAGTACTTTCTAAACCTGTTGGTTTTGTAAAAGTAGATTCATTTAATGAGGAATTATATGTAACTGTTACTGCATTAGAACCAGTATGTTCAATCTTCATCAAATGATCTAAATGCACTCTATGTTCTTCAACTGTTGGGGTATTAGTGTCAATCTTTATTGCAAATTTAAGTAGTTGATCTTTATTATTTGAACCATTCCTGACAACTACATACAAGAAATCATCTTGCATACAGTGGTACTGAATGGTTCCTGTAAGAGTCCATTTAAACCATGCAGCTAATTTTCTTTCTGTAACCTGATCAAAATATCTGTAACCATAAAGAGTTGAACTACCTTCTTCACTAAAAAATATTACTGAGTTTTCTCTAGAGTTAGAAATTAATTTTAAATCTTTTTCAAATAGTCTAGATACAACTGCACTTTGTTCTATAAGTTGTGGCTCACCTTCTCTTTGAACATTAACCATTTCAAAGAATCTAGAAAACTTACCAGCATTATCTAAGAAACCAATGGTAGTTCCAAGAGAGATAGGGTTAGTTGCAAAGTTAAAGTTGTAAGTAGAAAGAGCATTGATCTTAGCTGTTAGAGGAGTAAAGGCATCACTATCTGTAGTGAGCATGAATTGCTGATTCTTAGAAAATAAAACTAATCCAGTATTAACTTGAATACCGTCATATAAAATTGCTGGGTATTCTGAACTAGCAGAAATATCTATTGGATCACTTGCAATTTGAACTATTGCAGATTTAGCAAAGAAGTTTGTAAAGTCTCCGGGACGAGACAATACTATATATTCATCAGAAAGGATACAAAATCTATTTCTAAAAAAGACCATTTTATTTATAGTTTTACCTACAAAAGATGGTTCAGGGTTTGTAACATCATCACCACAAATTGCATCGTCCCATTGAGGAGCATTAGCAGTTACCGGTCCATCTGCTGTTGTAACTGTATAAGCAGATCCATCTAATTCAGTAATCCTAAAATTACCATCAGCAGTTCTTATTAAAACAACTGGCATCTTGGATCTTTTTAGCCTTATAGTTCTTCCCGGTTTAGCACATTCTTCCCATGTACCTTCACCATCTCTACCACTATTTCCAAAGAATTTTACAAAATGATTATCTTCGTCAGCAACACTGTTGACAACTTCAACTACCATTCCGTCTTTACACTGAGAAGGCAGATCACCAACATCATTAACCTTTCCAGCAACTACGTTTAAGAGTTCACCTACAGGAGTAGACGCGTTAAAATTAGTAGATCTTTTTATATGTAATCCTGTACCAATTTGTGTAACAGTAAAACCATTTCCAGTAGATGCTGTGGCACTACCAGTTATTCCTTCTCTAATAGAACCAAGAATACTTTCAGCAGTAATAGTTGTCTCAGTATCGAACGGTGTTGGGTTAGGTCTAACTAATGCTAAGTTAGCTTGGATAACTGATGTACTTGTAGCTTCTACAGTTACTTTGTAATAGCCATCTTTCATCCAAACAAAAAAGTAATCACCAGTTTCCCATCCTTCACCACCATGTAGTAAATCAAATGTTGTTGTATATCTAGCTTTATATTTAGTTTCTTGACTAGTTCCAGAGCCCTCTGAAAAAGGTACTGATTGACCTGTTGTTGCTATACGAAAGTAAAGATTTTTAGGTTGGAGGTTGTTTGCTCGGGTTCTATTAGTCTGTGTACTAACATTCTGTCCAGAAGCATTTATGACATTTATAGAGTACTTAAAGTTATCTCCTTTACTCTCCATATTTACACTGTTACCATTCTCGTCAGTTTCAGTAACACCAGAGTTATAAGTTATTGAACCAATTTCTTTAGGATTATTATTATTGTAAGTTATTCCACCAATAGCATTTTCATCAATAAGAATCTTATCATCAGTGATATCAAAAATACGAGTGCCTACATTTGGTGCATAAGCATCTCTACCATCTCCCGCAGATTTATCAGTTGGGTTAAATAAATCATCACCATTAGATTCGATATCGTTGTATGTCGTATAGTTATCTCTTAAACTATGTGGTGTTAAATATCCTGCTGTTGTCCCATAATTATTACTTGAACCAATTAGTTCAACATTTATTCTTGTTGCTGTAGAAACTGGTTGCGTAGTTGTATTATCAAAAACATTTAACGCATACTGTTTTGCATAAGATATACTTTTTAATTCAACAAAAATTTCTTTCCCAAAATCTCCAAGAGGTTCTGTTAATGTATCCATCTCAGTTTTAATGGATCTGTTATTTAAGTAAGTAAAATCGTTGAGAGTTAAAGTTTGAATATCTTCGTCATCAGTGTGAGTTAAATATGTAGTATTACCAATACCATCAACTACATTTTTTTCGGCACCAGTAAGACAATCCCAAATCCTGACTGTTCCATTCTTATGAATCTGTCCTATATATTGTTCAGCTTCATCTCTGTAGTAATGAAACCATTTACCATCTGCTGATGAATTTTTAGTACCATCACTTAAAGATGCCACAAACTTTCCAGCAGGTCTTTTTAATAATCCTTGACTTACATCAGGTATGGCGTTCACCATGTCTTTAACCTGACCGGGAATCTTATATTCGTCAGGCTGTTGTGAGATACCAGCCGTTAACGCTGGAATAGTTTGTGTAATATTTGCCATTATCTAATAAGCGATTTATAAGGTTGATAAGATCTGTAGTTACTTTCCTGTGGGAAGCCAAAGAAAGTATGATCTCCTTGTTCACAGTCGTATTCCAAAGCTGTTGATCGAGTTTGTGCTTCTTCTAGTTGTAAAAGTTTTACTAAGTCTGAGTTAGAAACTAATTGTGTAGCTGCTCTAACTGATGCTCTAGCAATTATGTATCTCTGTATTGCTGGAGGTACATCGTTGAAATCAAGTAAGTAAGTAATGTCGAAATATAAGTCACTAGTAAAGACATCTGTATCTTTTACATTGTCGAATAGTTTTCCGTTCTTTCTTACTACGTCTAGATTTCTATCGTACAAACCACCGTGTACGTCGTACCTGAGATAGTTGTTTGGTATTACAAAGTTACCATTACCATCAGGAGAAACTTTTTTATTATCTTGTTTATTAAAATGCCATCCTTCATTCTGCACATCTTTAGTAACTTCCATAAGTAAGTTATGTATGATTGCAATCTGTGGATTAGCAAATGTATTAACTATTTCTTGTCCTGTATTTGTTGCGTCTGTAGTCACTGCTCCAAGAGTAGTAACTGGTGCTTGACCAATGCTACCCAAGATAGAATTAACTGCGGATAGTTCGGTATCGGTTGCTAGTTGAGTAGTCATAGATAAAAAAAAGGGAGCCGAAGCTCCCGTATAAAGAATAAAAATTAACCGTTCTCTGGGTATGTTGTACCGAACGCTGTTGGTGCTGAAGCTCCAACGTATAGTTCAACGGCTGCTGCTGGGTTTAGGAAATCTGCACCCATAGCTAGTCTTCCAAGGATTACGTCACCTTGGTATACGACTGAAACGTCGCCTGAAGTTACCTGAACCTGTGGTCCGATAGCTTCTACAACACCTGCTGCTTCCTTCTGGAAAATTAATCCACAAGATTTAGCGAAGTCTGTGCTGTTACCGTAGTTGTTGTTTAATCCTGTTACAGACTTACGTGCGTCAGCTAGAGCTGTACCCACGTGGTCTCCTAAGTTTGAAGGAGATGCTTCACCTGTACTTCCGCCATAGGCTACACCATGCTTAGAAAGGAATGGGATGTTCATTGACTTGTAGATATGAATACCTGCAATTTCAATGATTCCATTACCTGACTGTAATGCTGTACCTTGTACGTCTCTATTGATTAGTCCTGTATTACTAATGTCTTGGATTAAAGCGTAGTACTGACGAGGGTTAAGTACTGCACATCTTCCTGAAGAAGATACGCCTTTCTCGTCTAGTGCTGCTGCTGCATCGTAGAAAGCATTAACTAAGTTACCTGCGTTGTAAGCATCAGAATCATTAGCTGTTGAACCAACTCTGATCTGTGTTCCACCGGGTTCCTTGAAGTTAGTCTTGCTAACTGGTGATGCTTGTCTAGCACCTTTAGCAATAGCTCTGAAGATGAGTCTGTCATACTTCTCTGCTAATGCGTATCCAATCTTCTTGGATATTTCACCACGTAATTCGTAGTGAGCAAGTGTCTCGTCTAGTTCGTAAACGAATGCACTTGAGATAAGAAGGTCATCACATGTGATTGTCTTCTCTGCTACTGGAGGTGCGCCGTCACTGTTACCTAAAATTGAATTTCCGGGAGTATGGAACTCAGCAGTTGTTCTACCTGTGTAGATAAACTGTAAAGATTTTCCATTCTTTAATGTTCTCTTCATTACCAAGTCACGAGCTATTGACTCATGCTGGAAGCCTTTGAACATTTCTCCACTGAACAATTTTAAGTAAAGGGCTCTGGCGTCACCTGTTGAATTTAACTGACCCTGACGTGTTAATGAGGTAGGGTTAGCATTTGACTGTTGTGCCATTTTTGCTTAAAAAGTAAGGGTATATATTGTCGTTCCTAACGTTAGAATTGTGCCAGTCTTAATTGGTCTAGCATGAGACTGCCATGCTTTGTGGTCTTTTCCCACCGTCGACGGCTTAAAGGTATCCTCCTCAGAGGGCTTTAGCCAAATTGGTAAGGGAGGACTTGCACCTCCCAGACGGCTTAACCGTTTACCTTTTTGTATGTGATGCCACGATACTTAAGTAAAGTTTCTCTTTTGAAATCTTTTTGCTCTTTGATTCGAGCTTGTAGTTCTACTGGAGACATAATTCACCTCAGTACCTGACCCCCGTTCCATGGTCAGATATCATGCGTCCCCTGATCGGGGATGAACGGACGTGGCTGCCAGTGTCGGGTAACCCCAGACATAATAAAGATATTAGTTATTAGTGTTATCAGAGTTAGAAAGTTCTTTATCATTTTCTTTCTTCTCTTCTTTCTCTTCTTTATAGAAGGCATAGCTGGTGATGCTTGCTCTCATTACATTTGATTGATGGCTCATCCTATAGATGGTGCTGTTAGTGCAACTTGTGTTGACTCAGCAGAAGCCAAGTCAAGTGGGAAGTTGTGAGCGTTACGCTCGTGCATTACCTCGAATCCAAGGTTAGCTCTATTTACTACGTCAGCCCATGTAGGAACTACCTTTCCATTAGCATCAACTATTGATTGATTAAAGTTGAAACCGTTAAGGTTGAAAGCCATAGTGCAGACTCCCATGGCGGTAAGCCATATGCAAACCACTGGGAAAGCAGCAAGAAAGAAATGTAGAGAACGAGAATTATTGAAAGAAGCATATTGAAAAATTAGTCTCCCAAAGTACCCGTGTGCAGCGACGATATTATATGTCTCTTCATCTTGCCCAAATTTATAGCCATAGTTCTGCGAGACTTCCTCTGACGTTTCGGCAATAAGTGAGGAAGTAACAAGACTTCCGTGCATAGCAGAGAAAAGAGATCCACCGAATACCCCAGCAACACCAGCCATATGGAATGGGTGCATGAGTATATTATGTTCTGCTTGGAATACGAACATAAAGTTAAAAGTACCAGAGATACCAAGAGGCATACCATCACTGAAACTCCCCTGTCCGAAAGGGTAAACTAAGAACACTGCGAGAGCTGCTGATAATGGTGCTGTGTATGCTACAAATATCCATGGTCTCATTCCTAGTCTGTATGAAAGTTCCCACTGTCTACCAGCGTAAGCTGCTACTCCTATTAAGAAGTGAAAGACAATGAGTTGGTATGGTCCACCGTTATATAGCCACTCGTCCAAAGTGCCGGCTTCCCAAATAGGGTAAAAGTGCAGTCCTATTGCATTGGAGCTTGGAACTACTGCTCCAGAAATAATGTTGTTTCCGTACAACAACGAACCTGATACTGGTTCACGTATGCCATCTATATCAACAGGCGGTGCTGCGATGAAGGCGAGTAAAAAACATGTAGCGGCTGTCAGTAAGCAAGGGATCATAAGCACACCAAACCATCCCACATAGAGACGGTTGTTGGTGCTTGTTACCCACTCGCAAAACTTCTGCCAATTATTACTGCTTTCTCTGGTTACTGAGATTGCAGCCATTTAGAATACACCGGGAATAATTTGACCGGTTGTTACGTAGGCACCTAGTGCAGCTACGAAGCCAAGCATTGCTGCCCAGCCATTAAATCTTTCTGCTTCTTTTGTCATAATTGGATGTGTATTGTGGTGTGTCATTTCGATAATTCTTACTGGTGGTTCATAAGGGTATTCGTTTTCTAACAACGAATCTAAGTCTTTTGTTTTCATTAGAAGTTCAGATCCGATTGTTCTAATTTCTGTACGATGTCAGCCCTATAAGCTGGATCGTTTTCATAACGTGGGTCTCCCATCGCTGCTACAAGTTCAGCTTGTGATCTGAAGATATCATTACTGTTACCAGCAGGTTTGCCTTGTAGCATTCTGCCTTCATAACCATTTGATTCTTCGTACTGTTTTTGTAGACCTTGAAAAGCAATTCCTATAGCTGCTGGGTTTCCCGAGTCAACTACAGCATCAAACGCATTTATCTGTGCATCTGGAAGATTACTTGCTGCCCACTCAACTACTCTGTTGTAGTTAGCTTCTCCACCTGCTGCATTCTGTACACTATTAACTTGTGCTTCAGACATTTCTACAGTTTGTTGAGGAGCTTGTGGATTGTTGGCTTGGATCTCTAAGTAAGCATTAACCAAATCTTGGCTGCTCATTTCAGAGAACCTAGATATTGTTTCCTCACTAAGTTGACCATCATTCGCATAGTATTCTTCAGAAGCTTCGTTGATTAAACTGACCGCAGGAGCTTCATCAGATACCTCCTCATCGCTTCCTTCTTCCTCTTCATATCCTTCGTCGCTTTCTTCGTAGTCTTGTTCTTCTTGTCCAAGTTTCTTTTGTAATGATAAGTAAGCTGCTTCTAAGTCTTCAGTATTTTTATATTTACCAGCTAGTAGTCCTTCTTGTTCTGCTACTAACTGTTCTCCTACCTCTAGAGAATCCTGTTCCTCTGCGGAAAGGACTTCTGTTTCAGGAGTATTATCATACGATAAAGTTTCTGCCATTATTCAGGTTGTTCCATAGGTGGTTGTTGTTTTGTTGGATCAGCTAAAGGTGCGTTAGCAAATTGACCAGCTTGCTCAAGTAGAGTCTGGTTCTGTTGCTCTTCCATAAGTTGTTCCTTATCTCCCATAACTTCTTCTGGAGTCTTAACCAAGTTAAGTACATCAATACCCTGCGCAGCAGCTAGACGTTTGATAGCTTCCATTGGATTGATAAATTTCATCAATGCTTCTGGTCCTACTGTCTGTGCAATAGTTTGCATAAACATAGTCAAAGCTTCTCTGTCTTGACCACGACCTAAAGCATTTACACCAGCTACAATTGCTGGTCTTACAAAATCTTTAGGTAACTTAGGTAGTTCGTTACTTCTCTGTAAAACTAATAAGGTTCTATCTAGATAAGGTATAAGGAAGGAGGTTGTTAACAAACTGAAGATGCCTCCGAGCTGTTGCTCTAGTTCTAACTGAGTTAGTCTGACTTCTTCTGCTGTTACTCTCTCTGCATTTCTCACATTCATCACAAGAAAAGCTTCGAGTAATCTTCTTTCTATAGTCTGAGCCATTTGTGCAGCAGTACCAAAGTCAGCAGTCTTTCCGACTTGAACTACTTGTACGTCTTCTGCACGACCCTGAACAATTGCACCGTTACCGGCTTTAGCTATTGTTGCAGGTTTAGTTGTTGAAGATGGTGATACTAAAAAGATAACTTTACTAGCAGCAGCCGCTCCTTCAACAAGAGCTTGAGATAATCCTTCAAGAGATTTGAGATCACCAAGGAACTCTTCTACTCTGCCACGACCATACTGTTCTCCATCTACTGAATTGAAAGTCAGGACTAGCCAAGGACTTGCATTCTTAGGAGCTGTACTACGTGATCCGGGAATTATCTTATCTTCCACTTCTTGATACCATACCCATCTGCCGTTCTCTAGTTTCACGCACGTGTAAACTTCGACATCATCAGTATGTGTACCCTTTGTTTCGTCGATACCCGTGTTTGGTTGAGCTTTTGGTATCTCGTAACCAAGTACGTCTCGACTTATCAATTCCTTTGTAACTATTTCTAGGACGTTACCATTTCCATCTCTATTAACGACATACCTATTAAGTGGATAGTTCTTAATCCCATCCTTACCCATAAATAACAAAGCATTACCACCAACAATTAAATGTTTAAGTGCTTGGTGTATAACAACTCTGTCATTTGATGCAGCGATATAGTCCATGACCATTCGCTCCATTTTAGATAAAGAAAGATCAAGTTCTGATCTAGCTTCTGGAGGTAACTCTTCACCTAACTTATCTTCTCTCACCTGTAGCTTAAAGAAGGTTCCTTGTGGAGGTAAGGTTGCAAGCATTAGTTTTGCTGCAAGCCCTACTACACATTTGGAACCAACTGACTGCCATGGAATATTGAGAGTTTCGTGTGTTGGTCTTGAAGAGGTATCGTCTTGAATTAAATAAGGTAACGTGAGCTTTGAACAATCAACGGCTTTGTCTAGGAATTGACGTCGATCTGTTACCAGTTGATTGTATCTCTCACGAGCTAACATTAGTTAAGTCCTCCGCCTGTAGCGTCAGTACCTGTATTTACTTTTGGTGTTTTTGATTGGTTAAGTTTAATTCTTAATGAACCTGTACCTCTTGAGTACTGGTTTTTATTTTTATTACCACGATCATCTTTAGCTCTCTTAACCTGTGGATTCACATCCTTAAGTATAGGTTCAGGAGGATCAACAGGAGGTGTTGGTGGTAATGGTGGTGGCGGAGCTGGAGGTAAAGGTGGTGGTGGTGCAGGTGTACTGCTTCTAAATAAACACATTAAATTTCCTCGTCCATGATTGATTTTATATATTCGATAACGCTGGCTTGTCCAGCACGATACATGATCGTATTGATATCTTCTTTTGGGTGAATAGGTTTCCACCCAAAGTTCTCTTCTAACTTATCAACTAATTCATCTAGTCTTTCGTTGTAAAGCTTAAGAGTATTGAGGGAGATTGACATTCGAGTGTTCAAAAAATGCAGGCATTCTAGCTGCCTTGGTCTGAGAAAATTCTGGTGCTTTGCCTTCGTACATAAGTCTGTCGCTGGCATCTAACCAAAATTTTTTGTCCAAATATCTATCGGAACTTTGTTTAAGTGGTTCCATAACCCAGTTGATAGTTGCCTTTCTTAAGGCATCGAGAGAACGACTAGGCTTAAGACCTAACTCTGTACATACCAAACTGTTTGTAGCTACGTGAACTTGTTCGTCTCTTGATATATCTGCTGATACGGTTCTCAATCCTGCATCACCATTAAATCTAAAGAACGGAAGCAACACAAAGAACACTGCTCTTTCTGCTACTAACGCCTTACAAATTGTATGGTCAGGATGTTGTTCCCATGCTGCACGTAAGCGCAATGCTTCGGCTTCGGCTTTGTCATCGACGCCTAGTGCGTTGGTGATATAGCCAAGTGCAAGATCATGTTTGATCTCGTCCTTAACGTTTGACTCTAGAAGTGCTCTGGCAGAGTCGGGAACTTCTTTATCAAGTGCTTCTGTAATGAACTCGCCAACTGGTAACTCCATATGGCGTATTGCAAGAGCACGGTAGATGGTTTCTTCTGCACCTTCTTTTAGTTTTCCTTTAGATGTTTGTACTGGTGTCCAAGTTCTTTTCCGGGACAGTAATTTTATATAGGGATTCATTGCTGACAGTCACATGCGATATCATCTGGTTTGTTACTCATTATTTGCTCTAAGTATGCGTCAACTTCTGATGAATCTAAAGCTGCGTAAGCATCAGATTTATCTTGTGTATCTCCCATTACTTGTAGAGAATAATAGAGAGAAGTTTGTGGACTTTCTAGCCACTCTTCTATAAATGCCTCATCGTATGTCACCATGTCACTCCAAGAATTGAAGCTATAGCCATGAAGCAATCCTGTTCTATCTAGCATGATCATTATCTGATCTGCTACTAATTTATAACTCTCCCATCCAACTTCGGATGCGATTTCAACGTCGCCATATTTCACCTGTTCCACACCAAAAGTACCTGAATCTCTATCAACTACTCTGCTGATAGGAGGTGCAATTTCTGGTGTAGATGTATTACCTTTCAGGTCTCTACTTCTATAAGAACAACTAGCAGTTGGAGCTATAGCG